GTAATATAGAGGTAGTGCTTTGATTACAGTTAATGATATACTTTTAAATATAAGAACCTATCTAGAAGCAGAACGTTCTACTCTAGCTACATTTAAGCCATTTAGTAATATATATTATCTTTTTAGAGCTATAGCCGTAGCCATAGCTGACGTAATTAATACAGCTAATACCCCATTACTCAGTACAGCTGTTAATGAGGAGCTTGATAGAATAGCACAGCAGGAAGGTATTATTAGAATATCAGGTGAGAGGGCGGTAGGTAATGTATTATTAACATCAAGTAGTAGCATTACTATACCTGCTGATACTCTATTATCTGTTAATGGCATACAGCTAAGGACTACGGCTATAGCTTATCTCAATAATATAGATAAGGTTGTTCCTGTTGTAGCTGTGAAGGAAGAGGAGATACTAATACCTGCGGGTCTGCCAGTTCAAATTAGATTATACACTACTGTTCAAGGTGTAGTTGGTTCATATCGTTCCTCTGATGGTTCAGCTAAGGGGGCCATACTAGGTGGGTCATTACCTGAAAGTGATGATGCGCTAAGACGTAGAGTACAAGAAGTACGTCAACTAGGTGAACGAGGTACTACTAAAGCCCTACAAGCCAGTATAATTAATACATTACCTGGCATAGGTAGAGTAGCTATTGTTGATGGTAAACCAGCGCCAGGTTACATAACTGTATTTACTGAGGCAAGTGATGATATTGCATTATCTGCATTGGCCTGCTTAGTTGATCAACATAAACCACTTGGTATTGCTTACTCAATACAGAAGTTAACTACTACACCATATAACCTACGTATTAGTATAGAGACAGAGGGGGATGTAAATGAGACTAGGATTAAGGAGGTTGTTGAGCGTTACCTCTCTCTAGTACCACCCCTAGTAACACCTAATGATAACGAACTACTGGCTAACATTAGGGCGCTACCTAACGTTAAGACCGCAACATTACTGACACCTATTACCGCATTACCATATGGTACGGTAGCTATACTTGAATCACTGGAGGTAGTTATAAGTGTCTAACTACGATACCTTACTTCGACTACTAGATGCAGGTGGGGTGCTCAATCCTATTAGAAGTAATAATGATAACATAAGAGTTAACTTTCTATCGTTATCTAAGGGCTTCGTAACAGGTATTAATCTACCTCCTGATCTTAACTGTGTTGAAGGTGAGTGTATAACTAATGGTATAAGGCCGGCCTTATATCGTTCATCTGTAGTAATAGCAAAAAATACAGATAATAGCATACTAGATAGTGCACGTACTGCGCTAGTAGGAGAGGTATATCCAGATGAATTAACTGCTATAGCTAGGTTCCCGGCCTCTACTACCTCTAGTATAACTAAACCACTACCATTAGTTACTAGCGTACTTAACGAGACTACAAGTACCGGCATAACCTTAGTTTTAACTGTTACTACTCCAGTTACTAATATAGAGGAGGAGGAGGAGTTATATGATTTCTATAAGGCACGTCGCGCATTCATGGATAAGGGTGGTACATTCCTACGTGTACTATTAATAGCAGATGATAGTGGTAGAACAGCTAGTTTACTAACTCGTAATAATCTAGAAGCCTATAACTTCAAGGTAATATCTAACCTAACGACTGAGTTATTAACTGAGTTTGAATGTGGTGTAGATCGTAGTGGTATATGGTCTAATGCTGTATTTACGGATATAGTTGATATTCAGGGTAATTACTTTGTGAGGGGCGCGGTAGAAGGTAACGCCTCATGGTCAATTAATATTGGTTCTGTATGTGAGCGTACGGGTTCAATTGCTATAACAAATCGAGGTGTAATTCTAGATTCACAAGGTATGTTTAGTTTAGCTACGAACGTACCTGGGCGACCCTATCTAGAAGTTACTAAGGTTACACCTACTACTATTGAATATCTATATAGATATTATGGAATAAATAGATTACCATATCCTGATGTAGTTAGCACTCGTAACCCAGCTAATAGAATAATTAATGTGGAATATCTATGCTGGGGGTTACTTGCGTTATCACTATCATCTCTGCCGTCGAGCGCTACTATCACATTAGAAGGAGATAAGGATGCAGCTGTAGAGTTGTTATTATCACAATCAATAGGTGTATTACGAGAGCTAGTGCAAGTAGATACATCACCTCGTTCTGGTTCTATACCTGCGTATCTGCACGCAGATGCTGAACCGAGGTTAGTATATGGTGAAGAAGCAGAGAGAATACGTATTACACCAGAGGTACGCCTAGTAGAAGAGGGGTGCGTATTAGAGGAATGTCTTGAGGTTAAACCTGACCCATTTAATATAAGTAGAGAAGTAAGTAACCTAGCAGTAGCACTATACGCTATTATATCGAAGGATAGCCGCGCCCTCACCTACTTACATAATAGAGGTATTATTGATACTGGTTGGTTAGATGGAATACCACTAGATACATCTGAACCTACAGGTGTATATGATGCTCCAACTCAATTAGTTACTGCACTTGCATACATTATGTCAGGTGACTATAAGTATCTACCTATGGCAGATACACTCATATCAAATGCGCGATTAAACTACTATAGAAATAATACATGGAATGATGTTAGTGGTACTCCAACTGCACGATCTGTAGCAATTGGAGCTCTACTAGACTATATTACTGATAACCCACTTCCAAATAGTGTCCCACCTGGGCCGAGTATTTATCAGTCTCTAGCTAGTGCTGTAATTGGTACAACTAATCCAACTGATAATATATTAGGTCTAGTTACATCATTAAACCCTACTTGGTTTAGTGCATTAGCTCCTATTAGGGAGGTATATCGTAAATATAGCTACAAGAAGGAGAGAGTTCTAGAGCGTATTATGTCAGTTATACCCTTTATAGATAAGAATATAACTACTAAGGCATTATTACAATCTATTGCACCTAATATTGCAGTTATACATGATAACGATATACAACCTATATTAAGAAGACCTGGTATATCTATCAGTGCAATTAAGGAATACCTAGATAATAGGGGTTATGAAAATGTAATAATTAATGAATTGTGGAGACTAGCTCTATATCCTGAGTTAAATAATCCAACACTAGGATCATCTACACTTGGTCTAGCTGTACTAGAGCCACCAGTAGCTAGTGCAGTAATTAGCGTACAAGGTAGATTTGAAGACACACTAGAAGTGGCTATGGGTGTAGTACTTATTAGAGAGAGTTGTATTGACTCTATAGGTTCACTACCAACCCAGGTAACACTTAATCCTGTAATTGATATACCCCCGTTAGAATGCACCTGGGAGTTCTGGGCGGGGTTACATTGCTGCCCAACATAATATTATGACATCTATTAGCGACTGCCTACCTAATCTACCAACCGTAACTTCACTGACTAATAGTCAGTCAATTGTAGTATTAAGAGTAATTAATGGGGAACTAAGACCTGCACTTGCATCAGTAGGAACTGTAAGACCTAGTAGTGCCACTGACTCTGTACTAGGTATTATCAGATTAACTGGTGACCTAGCAGGTACAGCAGAAGCTCCTACTGTACCTGGGTTAGCACTTAAGGCTAACATTAACTCACCTATCTTAACTGGCACACCTACAGCACCTACTCCAAGTAGTAATGATAACTCAACTAAGATAGCAACTACTGCTCATGTTAAGGGAGCAATTGAAATTACTCCCCTAAGTGGATTAGCAGATACACTTATCACTAACCCTGCTAATGGTCAGGTATTAGCCTGGAACGGAGTTAACTGGGTTAACCAGATGGTAGCAGGAACTGGGGATCTACTATCAACTAATAATCTAAGTGATGTTAGTAATAAACAGGTAGCCCTTAATAATCTAATTAACGGTAGTAATAATATATTTACTACTGGCGCTATACGTTGGAATACTAATTACAATACTATAGTTGACTTACCTAGTGCAGCTACATATCGTGGTATGTTTGCAGTAGCAGGTACTACACCTTATTACTCTACTGGTACTGCATGGGTTAATCTTAATACTAATATTACTACGTTATCTAGCCTACTAGATGTTAATCTTAGTAACCTAGCACCTAACTTAAATAATCAAGTGCTAGGTTATGATATTGCTACAAGTAGATGGATAGCACGTACACTACCACCTACACCACCAGTTAATACGTTTACTAATCTAGGTGCTCTAACTGACGTTAATCTAATTGGGTTTAACCCATTGCTGAGTAACCAGGTGCTAGGGTATGATACTGTTCAGAATAAGTGGGTAGCTCGTACTGTAACTACTGGAGGTGGCGGGCCAGTTACACTTGGCCTGGCAGGTCTAACTGACGTTAATGTAGCTACACTAGATACTAATTTACCTCATCAGGTATTAGGATATGATCACGTACAGGATAAGTGGATTCCTAGAGTTATTACACCACCTACCACATCACCAGCACCTGGCCCTGATCAATTAAGTGAACTACTAGATGTTAACCTAAGTACTCTTAATACAGGTGTAAGTGGTCAGATACTATCTTATAACCCAACCCAGAATAAGTGGGTTCCATTAATTCCACCTACTGTTAATGTCATAAGTGTATTATCTGGTTTAAGTGATGTTAATCTCACTCAATTAAATACTTCCTTACCTGGGCAGTATCTATCATATAATACTGTTCAGAATAAATGGATAGCTGCAACACTACCAGTACAGACTAGCATTACATCAACGTCAGACCTACCAGAGGGTAATAACCTCTATTATACTAATGCTAGGGCTGACGCTCGTGTAACTCCTATAGTTAATACACTACCATTATCCGCCCTAGCTGATGTAACTAATGAAAGTCCTACAACAGGAATGGTATTAACCTGGACTGGTACTGCATGGGCCCCCGCTGTCATACCTACGTCAGGTGGTGGAGGTGGAGGCGGGGGTGGAACTGTACCACTACCTCTTACATCTAAGGGGGATATATTAACCTATAGTACAGAAATAGATAAAATATCTGCTGGTGCTAATGGTTATTTCTTAATGTCTGATAGTGGCACACCGACTGGTCTAGTGTGGTCTCAACCTACCTTAAACCAATTATCTGATGTTGATACCAGTGTTGCAAATGATAATGAAGTATTAACTAAAATAGGTAATAGCTGGATACCGCGCCCCGTTGTTAGTAATCTTAATAGCCTATCTGACGTTGCTATAGTAACACCTACTGATGGTCAGACAATTATATATGATCAGGGTGGGTGGGTTAATGCAAGGTACTCAATTAGTAATCTTGCTGAAGTTAATATCAATGCCCCTGATCTTAATGATAGATCAATCTTAGGCTGGTCAACCTCTACATCTAAGTGGGAACTTAAGAATATACCTACAACCACATCTCATATAACTGAGGGTAGTAACCTATACTATACTAATGCAAGAGTTTCAACTCAAGTAGGTACATTAAGTATTGATGCTCTAGCAGATGTAACTATTACTTCACCACAGCCAAATCAATACTTAGTTAGGAATGCTCAAGGTCAATGGGCTAACCAAACTACACCTTTTTCACAATTTATATCAAAGGGAGATCTATTAGTATTTACTGGTACAGATTTTGTTAGATTACCACTGGGTAATGAGGGACAAGCTCTAACTGTAGAGACAACAGCCCCTGCTGGTCTTGCTTGGAGAGCCGCAGGTGTTAATCCATCATTAAATAGCTTATCTGATACTAATATAACCTTTCCTCTTAATGATTGGTCAGTATTAGCATATAATCCTGCTAGTGGTAAGTGGGTGGATAAGGACTTCTCTAATCAAGTTGCAATAGAACGTCAGGTTATACTTATTGGCCAGCCTATATTCTTAACGTTAAATAGTCCTGGTAACCAGCACCTTGATCCACTATTTAGTTCTGATCCTAATACACCTGAAACCTATATCCGAGAGGTATATTTACCAAGTAACCCAACTATAGGTACAAGGTTTCGTATATTAAATCTTAAGCAGAACTACACTATTAATGTACGATCTCAAATTGGTAACGTTGTTATACTCGCTCTAGGTAGCACTACTGCTACATACCAAGCAGAGTTTACATGGGATGGTGTTGGCTGGTACTACTGGGGGTAGAGAATGACAAAGCAAGTTGGTGAGTGGTTACCAGTTATAGATGTAGGAGGGGCGCGGACTAACTTAATATTCCGCCATCCTATTAATGAATTACTTGACGTACAAGTACAGAATCCACTTGAGGGTCAAGTATTAGCTTGGGATGCAGATAATGGTTACTTTGAACCTCGTGGTAGTAATGGAGGTGGTGTATCATCTCTATATGCCCTACTGGAAGTATCAATTAATCCTAATACCTTATCTAATAATGCTGTACTTACTTATGATCTAGCTAATAATGTATGGATAGCTAGTCCAGTTAATATAGCTAATACAATAGCTGAACTTGATGATGTAGCTACTGATATACCACTTCTTAATGGACATATTCTAATTTGGGATTCTAGTATATCTAAGTGGGAACCTGGGTTTCTTAATGCAGTTGCCTCCATTAATGGTAAAACAGGACAGGTTAATCTAGTTACAAATGATATTCCAGAGTCACCAGGTAGGTTATTTCTATCTGCTGGTAATCTTAATAATTTATTATCTCAAACATCTATAAATGGTCTATCAGATGTATCTACAAGTGGTTCCTTAAATAACCAAGTATTAACATATAATGGTTCAATATGGGTTCCGCGATCAATTGGTTCTATATTTTCATTACGTCTAGAAGACTTAAATAATGTATTTGCACCAACACCTGCTAATGGTCAGGTACTTGCGTGGAGCACTGCTAGTAATAGGTGGCAATTATCTTCACCTATTGCTTTTAGTTCAACTGACGATATACCTGAAGGTTCAAATAATCTATACTTTACTGAAACCAGGTTAAATACTTTACTATCAAATACTAAAGCTAGTATATTACAAGATGTTAATTATTCTAGTCCATCAGTAGGTCAAGTATTAACTTGGAATGGTACTGCATGGGTTAATTCAATTGCAGGAGCAGGTAATACTGATCAACTTCCTGAAGGAAGTAGTAATTTATATTTTACTAATCAGAGAGTTGCTAACTTTCTAGCAACTACAAGTATAAGTTTCTTATCTGATGTAAGGTATCCTAATACACCGCAAGGTGGACAGGTATTAAGTTGGAATGCAACTGTAAATAGATGGGAACCTGCAACTATATTAACTTCTCTTACGAATACTGATAGTGTACCAGAAGGAGCAGTTAATAAGTATTTTTTAAACTCAAGAGTTGATGCTCGTCTCAACCAAGTATCAATTAATTTACTACAGGATGTAGATACAGTAACTAATCCCCCATTAACTGGGCAGTCATTAGTATGGGATGCAACTACAGGTAAGTGGCAGCCAGATGATACTACTGGTGCTACAATTCCATTTGTATTTACTCAAGAAGGAGATACAAATGGTCTAATAAGTTATTTAGGTACTAAGGGTAATTCATCTACCTTTATTACGCCAACTGGTTTATTTTATCCCTGGTTAGTTACTACTACTCAATCTAGTAACCTAACTGGAGATTCTCCATCTAATGCTGTTGATCGTAACAATAGCACTATTATTCATACTGCAGGAGTAGAGGACTCATGGTGGAAATTAGATTTAGGAAAAAATAAATCATTTAAGCCAACTAAATATACCTTAAGAACTCGTAGTGATACTAACGATAATAATCCAGAGGCTTGGAAATTACAAGGCAGTAACGATGACGTTAACTGGGTTGATATTAGTATTGAATCTACTTCATTAACTATAGCGAGTTGGTTTGTATCTCAAGATATTAATGCAGTTGAATCATATAGGTATTTTCGTATTTTTCAAAACGGTGTTAACACCAGTAATGAGTTATTTCTAGTATTTGCTGGTATTGAATTATATGGTCTATTAAATATAACTGGTGTAACTGCTTCTATTGAGACTACAGATAATTTAATAGAAGGTAATATCAATAAGTATTATTCAAACACTAGAGTTAGTTCCTTTCTTTCTACTCAGTCCATTAATATTCTTGGTGATGTAAATGTTATTAATCCAATAAGTGGCGCGGCTCTAGTATGGGTTTCTAATCAATGGACGGCCTCTACTAAGAGTCTAGAATCTCTTAAACTAACTGATCTAACAGACGTAAGTGTAGTATCTACTCCATCTAATAATGATGTTCTAGCCTATGATACAACTACTAATAAATGGAAAGCTAAGACATTTGTACAAGGTGGATTAACCTCAATTAATGATTTACCAGATGTTGATACTGCTACAGTTACTCCTAGTGTAAATAATGTATTACTATGGAATGGGTTCTCATGGATACCAGGTAATGCTCCTCAGAGTGTTCTTAGTGTTAATGGATTAATAGGGGCTGTATCATTAAACGCAGATAATATAAATGAGACAGGTAGTAGGTTTTATTTTACTCGTAATAGATTATTAACTGAACTACAAACTACATCTATAAAAGAACTATCTGATGTAAGTAATACTCAACCATCAAATGGTCAGGTATTAGTTTGGTCTAATAATCAATGGACTCCACAATCTGTAAGTAGTGGAGGTGGTGGTTTATTAGCTGATACTATTAGTACCAGTGGTAATGTTAATGGTAATACGTGGTATGCCTCTACAGGTAACATTATAGCTACACTACCAATAGGTGTATCAGGTATGGTTATTGCTTTTACGTTATTAAGTGGTAACTTAGATATAAGAGCAGCATCTGGTAATACTATTGGATTACCTACTGGAGACGATAACTCATTAATACTAGACATAGTTGGTCAGAGTGTCACCCTTACATTTAATAATAAATGGTACGTAACTGGAGGTGTCATACGTGGTTAAGATTAACATAATTGGATTAGGCCCACGTGGATTAGCTGTTGCACTATATGCACTTAGTAGAGGTATAGAAGTAAGAGCATATGACCCCCAGCCATTACATGAGTGGAGTAATGCAGTTATACCTGACCTAAGAATGCGTAGTCCAATTACATTTGACCTAGCTACCTATCTAGATGAAGATTATACACTAGCTAATTATCTAGGTACTACTACTATTACAAATACACAACAGGATATAGAAGCAGATAATAGGAGGTGTGATAGGTCCACCTTTGAGAAGTATCTTCAGCACTGCCTATCTCTTGCTATTAAACAAGGATTAGATTTAATACCAGAGAAAGTACTAAAGGTAAATCCAGATGAGCACACTGTAATAGCAACAGGAGATAGATTAGGATATAGATTACCTACATGGTTAATCCATAGCGAAGTATATCCCTTATCGTATTATCTACAAATAAATATACAATCACATAGAATATTGGTTGTAGGTAGTGGTCAAGGAGCAGCAGAAGCAGTGGCGCACCTTAGTCTGAATAATCAGGTTATATGGAGTAAGAAGAAGAGTATTATAGATGAGTATCCTGCGCCTTCCTATAGACACTGGAAGGGGTTATCTGCACTTGGCCCATACTATCGTAGTCTATCATCTGATTCATCTAGATTGCGATACCTACAGAGGGTTAAGGCATGGGGTCCATCTATAACTCCACATATAGCATCTATATTATCTGAGCGTAACTTCTCTACTATTGATGTTATACGTAGTAGTAGCGATATACCTGACGTTGATTACATATGTGTAGCGACAGGTTATAAACCAATACTAGGAGTTGATGTAGAGTACACTTCTCACCTAATGGGGCTACCCAAGATAAAAAGTGGATTCCGCCTTAATAATAAGACCTATGTAACAGGCCCGGCCGCTATTCTATATGATGGACCACGACAAAACTCACTTATTAGTGCAGGTATAACCGCAAGAGACATTATTAACCAGGTAACATATGCCAACTAACATTATAACTAAAACTCCCAGTAGAGGTAAGGTCACCCTATTACTTGATTGGTTAAGACGAACTAGCATATACGTCGGTATTGGTCGTCCTAATACCTGGGCTCCTCTTCAGCCAGTACCTATTGATGAGCCTCCAGACTATCCATATAACGAGGATGGGTTAGATGATGTATTTAACTTACAGTTATTAGTTAGAGCAGAGAGAGTAATCCCAGTATATGAATCACCATTAGTGGAAGCTGATGTAGTAGTGAGTGGTGTAGGTTGGCGTTATCTCCTAGATCAGAATGATATAGAAGGTGCTGTTAAGGCAGGTGTTACATCTGTATATATAGAGGCATCTATTAGTGATCAGCAATATTCAGGTACGTATAGAACGGCTGGTATATTCACTGACCCTACACTATCTACTGATACTATTGAATCTACATATCCACGTGATCAAGTAGTTGATCCTGGGGCATTACTTCAAGTAGTATTCTTCTCACCTATAACAACTGAGCCATCAACTAGATCTCGTTTTCGTTTTATCTTACCATTCTAATGCTGTTATTTAATAATGATGAGGCCTTCCCTGATGATTACCAACCAGGGAGTAATACTATCCAGAAGTTATTTCGGGATGGTACACCACTTAGAACTAAAGACTTACATGAAATGCAGAGTATTACCTTTGATACTCTACGAAGAGGATTTGATGCGTTATATCGTAATGGGACTGTCCTAGAAGGATTACTAGCCACTACACAAGCAGCGGTAGAGTCAAGTATAGAAGTAAATATAAGTTCAGGTGTTATCTATGCTGATGGTGCAGTATTAGATGTAAAGGGGGCGCGTTTCTTTGTACCATCCATAGGTAGTACTCGTATTGCTGTAACTATCAGTACTAGATATGAAGATGAAATAGTAGATGGATTACCAACTGCTACTAGATTAATACTTGATACTGCACTTAACATTAACCCATCAGACGGCTACCCAGTTATATGTATTACAGATGGTGTACTTACATACTTAGGTAGAGGTGTAGATAATGCCCTAGAAGATGCACTTGCCCTAGCTGCTACTGAAAGACATGGTAATTTTCTAGTAGAGGGTTACTCTGTTACACTAGATAATCCAGTAACTGGTATTGCTACAACTCAATTAGATAGTGTAGAGAGAGAGTATTCGTTACTATCGGAGAAGTCTAATGATGCTCGTGCTCGTTACCTAGAGGCCCGCGCTAGATTTGATGGTCTGAAGGTCAGATTAAGAGATGCAGAGATAGTTGCCTCAGTATCTCCAACTGCTGCTAATATTAACCTTCGTACTGACCTACAGCAGAGAGTTAGTTCTGAAGAAAAGTTAGTGGCTAGATATGAAGATGAATACCTAAGACAGCAGGCCGCTTCAGTTGATGCTTTATCTAGACTAGAGGAAGCTAAGGGTACAGCACTAGGTGGAGCTACTATTACAGTTGGAACAGGTGTCGCATATATAGATGGTAAGCGCGTCGTTATAGATGCTCCTAAGACAGTTATATTAGATAGAACTACAGCGTCGCAAGAGACATCAGGTCTAACTATTACATATACAGGTATATCCAGTAGAACACTCCGCACGTTCAGTACCAATGTTGCATGGTCTAGTGTAGTAGCTAGTAGCACCCTTGTTACTATGACCATAACTGGGTTACTAGAGGGAGTTAATGTTCTAACAGCAACTATTACTGCTTCCACATCTGGCACTACTAGCCTAGATAACTTTATTGAGTTTATATTAACTCGCACCCTGAGTAATACTGCTAATGATGCTAACTATAGCCTATCTATACCAGGTCGTTCTCTAGAACAGGCTCGCGCTATTCTAAAGGATAATATATCACTAGAACGTGGTATATTTCCTAACTCTATACTAATTACAGCAGTTGGCCCTACCACTACTACTAATACAATTGGTGTTAGTATTGATATTACAGGTACTGCATTATCTATTGATATACCGTTTGCTAATCTAACTGGCGCATCCTCCACTAATACCTTCCCACTACCACGAAGACCAGTAAGAGAAATTAATAGATTAAATGCCGTAAGGGAGGAAAATCTTCGCCCTATAGTTAGAGGTGTTGCACCAGGTACTACTGATGATCTAGGTAAGGATACTATTCAATCTATAACTAGAGTTATTAGTGGTAGTACTACGTATAGATTTGGTATAGATTATACTCTTATTGATGGTGCGCGTATTGATTGGTCACTATCAGGTATAGAACCTGCACCAGGTACTACATACTTTGTATCATATAAGTATAATGAGGATTTAATATTAGATAAGGATTACAAGTTAGATAGGCCGAGTAATTCCCTTATGTTTATAGGTCGCACACCAGTTATTAATGGCACATTTACTGTTGACTATACATATTACCTAGCTCGTATTGGTATGGTAACTTTAGATAGACAGGGGCGTGTTGCAGTTGTATATGGTGAACCATCTGTTAACCCATTACCACCTCCTATATCCAATACAGTTCTACCATTAGCAGCAGTAACCATCAGCGGAATTGATGCTACTATTCGTGCTGTAGATACCCGCCCACTTACGTTTAGTAATACACGTGATCTAAGAGATGCAGTTACTGCTTTATCACAGGATCTACTAAGTCTAAGAGCAGAGACAAGAGCAGAACGTCTTGCAGTTGAAACAACTGGCACACTACCAACTGGTATTCATTCTGATATATTTAATAATTTAGATAAACTTGATTTATCTGCTACTACTGGCTCACTATCACCTATATCCCAGAGCCTGGATTCTAATTACCAGCATGAGGATGTACTTACTAAATATGTAGGTAGTGGTACTGTTAAGTTAGTAACTGATGATGCAAGTCAACGTTCCGCTACAATTACATATACAGAGAGTACATACCTAGAACAATCTAAGGCCACTAGAACTAGGGAGGTAACCGCCCGGCCTACACCTATCATCACACTATCACATCCATTAGTATTTGCTAATAGGGGTGCTAATAGACTTACACCTCTTGATACACTAGCATCTAAGGTTACAGGTAGTGGTGAGAATCCACTATATGATTTTGTTAACGAATCAACTCGTTCTGAGTTTACTAGGTTAGGTGAGACAGTACGTAACTCTATTGCAACAGGTACGGCGCTGGGTAGAGTTGATACTGGTATTGCAGGTAATGAATATCTATTTGAACCACTGGCGCGTAACGTACGTATAACCGTGCGAGTAGAGAATGTGAAACCAAATGGCGATGGTTATCAGTTCTTCTTTGATGATAAGTTAATTACTAATGGTGCACCTGGTGTAGGTTATCCAATTAGCACATTACGCCCACATAGCTATAGGTCAGAAGGTAATGGTTCATTAGAGATGTACTTCTTCCTTCCACCTGTACCTCCAGGTACATATCCAATTGAAGTACGGGGTAATGGTGAGGTAGTTAGAACTAGCATTAGTATATTTAATACTCTACTTCATCATATAGCACTAGGTGGTGAGAGTACCTGGACTACGAATATTGTTACACCTTCTGCTAGAGATGCTCAACCCATTGCGTGTGGTGTAGAACCAGAGGCTCTATGTCAGACGTTCCGTGTAGAACAAGACCTATTTATAACTGCTATTAATGTTAAGATAGCTGAGTTACCTGCTGATGGTATGCTACAGGTAACACTTAGAGATAGTAAGGATGATAGACCAGGACGTAATATACTAGGTCGTGCAGTTGTATCAGGTGTAGCAATAGCCGATAAGAGAGCTCGGCGATGGACTAGACTTAACTTTGATAGACCTATTCTACTAAGGGGAAGGCGTACCTATACCCTGGGTTTCTCTACTACAGGTGACCCCTTTGTTCTTCATTCATCGGAGATTGGTAGGGCTGATGTACTAGATGCAAGTAAGTTAGTAGGTGGGCAACTATTAGTAGAGGGTAACCTCTGGTTAAATAATGCACCACTAGAACGTGAGGACATAGCCTTCCGTATTCAACGTGCAGTATTCCCAACTAATACGGCAACCGTTGATCTAGGTATATATGAAGATTCTCTATTCAATGCAATTACGATTAATACGAGAGATTTAGTACCACCTAGCTGTCGTATTGATTATGAGTATAAGCTAGATGAGGATATTACATGGCGGCCCCTAACTCCTAATAAGTTAGATGTTATGAATGTGCCTCGGCGTAAGTTAAGTTTACGTGCGAAGCTAACTGGTACATCGTTCCTATCTCCTCAGATATATGTAGGTAGTACTGTCTCCTTATATTGGAAGAAGGCCCCTAATACATTTACCTCTAAGTACGTAACACTACCACCTACACTTAATTACGTTGTAGCAGTTACCGCAGCAGAACCACCTGGCTCAGTTATTCAGGTACAGGTACAGTTTAGAGGTGATGCAGTACCAACTAACTTAGTGCAGGACAATATATTCACAAGTCTAGATCCATCTATAGGTCTAGTACGGCGATTATATCGTCTGTCATTACCAGCAGAGAGGGGATCTGATATACGTTACTTCATTAATGCTATTGGTGTTAATGGAACACCAACTATAACGGAGGTGTTGCTATATGGCTACTAAGATTCTATTTAGTAAGAATAAGATTCTATATGCTAATAAGCTAGAGCAATTGCAGGAGGTAGGGCGCGAGGCCTTATTACGTTCCTTATCCTATCGCTATCCATTCTATACTCTTAAGCCGCCAAGTCTGGTTATAAGAGATGGTATTTTATATGGTAATAGCGGAAGGATATACCTGGAACCATATGGCTGGTTAGTATATCCTGACTTCTCATTATCAATTAATACTGGTTATAATGTATTAGTTTTAGTACCTACTGAGATAGATGATACTCTCTATCTAGATGCACAACTTAATGTAGATGGTTATCCACTAGCTTATATTAATAATAGAGTTATAACTCCTTATGTACCTCGCGACTATAGAACAGAAGATACCATTGCTCGTGTTGAGAGAGAAATCTATGGTGATTATATAGTTAGTGGTATAGAAATGCGTTATGAAGATGATCATATTAAGGTAACGCCTGGTATTGCAGTTATCAATGGTTATGAGGTTAGTCTTCTTAATTCAGTTACCCTCAGTGCAGAACCAGGGATCATATATATGTCTCAGGATGGTAGTGTATCTAGGGTAGGTGAGTTTCCTATTGCTACTGTGAGTACTAATGGTATTATTCCTACCAGAGAGAGGTACATCCAGGAGAATCCAGCTGATTTAATTAATACTCTTAATAGACTAAGAGTTGATATATTAGATACTGCACTAGAGAGACGTAGAGTGGCACTACAAGGTGGATTCATAGAGACATTTACTGATACTAATGGTAGTGATATTAATGCTACTGGTTATAACGCATTATTAGATGGAAGAGCGCAACCAGCTAGAGATGGTATTACACTTGAGCCTGCGGCATTAACTCTAGCGGCCTCTGTTAATGTTCAAGCTATATTCAATGGTGAGGATATACGCTCAGTTACACCTCGTTACCAGGATAATGAATTACTTGTGCAGTTACCTGGTACTCAAGTTATACCTCTACTGGCTACTAGGCGCGCTCCATCTATATCAGTTTTATCCCCTAGTAGGTTATTACTAGATAATCTAGTACCTAATGAACGTAATATAACTATACGAGTTGATGGGGCCCTCTTAAAAACTATTGCTATTCAAGGTACTAGCGATGGCGGAGGTTATGTTGCATCTTCAACTGGAACATTATCTCTAGATATACCGCCTTCAGCATCTATCATTGAGGTAGCAGGTGACTTTAATATATCACTTACGATACCCCCTAGAGTTGTACCTGGTGTAGTAGCTCCACCTGTATCCAGATTAGTAGCTAGTGATAATACTATAGCTAGAACCTTCACCCTTACTAATCCAACTGTTATTACTAAGATACGTCTATTCACTAATCAACCTATTAGCGGCACTATATCTATAGTAGATGCAGCAGGTACACCCCTAGATAGAGAGCGCGCATCCGCTAGGGTTAGTGGTAATGGTACAGTTGAGGTATCTATGGCTCCTGCCCCTTACCTAGAAGCAGGGGAGTATGCCTTACTTATTAGACCAGAGGTAAATACGTCACTTAAGAAAGCCTCATCTATTACTATACCTGGCTCCTTATATACTAAGGTTGGGGGTAAGTGGGTTACATCAAGTAATGATATTGCATTTACATTACTTAGTGGTACTGGCTCTAATACTGGTTATGTTGAGTATCTATATGAGGGTCAGGATACGCTATCCAGATGGGAAACCTATATAACGGCGGCTATACCACCTACATCTAGCGTTCGTTGTCTATATAGACTACCAGAACAGGACGTGTGGGCTCCTCTTGATCCAATAGTAGATAAATTACCTAATAAGTTATTTCTTCGATTTGAGTTAATACCTAATGTAGTGGGCCCTACTATCTACTTTGATCGTTCAATATTTAATGTAGGTAATGTAAGAAGAGAGATGGTGTGGATTAGTAAGGAGTACACCCTACGGGCTTACCGTAATATAAGAGTAATTCTGGATCGTTACCTACCTAATGGATCTACTATTAGCATTAGCTATTCTTCTGATAGTGGTATTACCTGGGTATCTCTACCAGATGGTAACTTATCCATAGCAGATGGGAATATACCACTTATAGAGCAAAATACAACAGCTATTAACTTATCTCCTACAGTTAACTTACCAAATCAAGTTATTAATCGTACTAAACTTAAGATAAGAGTTATATTAATTATGGACGATGCTGCAACTGATATACCATATATTAAGAATTTAAGGGTAGCCACATGGAGTTAATTAATCAAATAATAGCTAAGATTCCTGCCCGCCATTTAGCACCATTAGTACTAGGTACATTATATGAACGTACACGCCTAGTTCTTAGTAAGCGCGGGCGCACTAACCCTGGCCTAGCACTACTACTACAAGGTTTAGATATATCTATATTTACTGAAGAAGAGCTAGATACACTAGAACTACTTCCTTTACATACACTTGAACGCGCTGGGCCAATATCAATTAACAATACAATAGTATTTATACCAGCATATTTAAATAAAAGTACCATAGGAGGGTGGTTATGGGCGACCAAACAATTAAGCTTACAAACAATATACTAAATATAAACTCTGCTGTTCTAAATGCTGCAACTCTTACATACCCTGAAGTAGATGAAATATATAGTTTTAGTGAATTAATTGATCTAATAAAAGTTGACCTTAATAGATGGTATAATAACCAACCTGGTGATATTACTGCTGAACAAAGAAATCTTGTTATTAATCTTATAAATACTGCTTATACTAATACAAGTAATGATGCTCGTGTATTATTAGTTAATACAATTAAAGACTCTCCTCAAATATTTAAATCTAGTCCTGAGTACAAACAACTAACATTTATACCACCTGTTAATATACCAGCACCAGCACCCCCACCTGTAGCTACTACTCCTCCAGCTAATGAGAAACCACCAGTACCTAGCTTACCTAATGCAGGTGAGACTAATACCGTAGCTGGAACTCCTAATACTAACCTTCCTACACGAGAAAGTTCAATTGAAGAACCTGCACGTTGGGGTATGAAGGTAGTTGGTAGTGAGACATTCTACTTTAACTTACTACCTGCGATGGATTCAGTTATCCCCCTACAGGGATCTAAGGAAGTACCTAATGCTATGCCTGGTATAGCGACTACAATTAAGAGTGCTATACGTAAGTTATCTGTACCTGGTAGTAAACCTATATATCAGCATTTAGGTATTGATAGTATTCTTATAACAATAGTAGGTATGTTCAGTGGTAATGATGGTACTGATCCTTCTGTTGTAGGTATAAGTGATTTAGCTATGCGTAGTGATTTTATAGTTGATACCTATAGTCCATTTCTTAGGTTTCAATCTCTAACTAATAGGCAGAAACTATCAGTTGAAATTAATATGGCTCGCTACGGTGGAGTTAATATGGTATTCACTGGATACCTTAAGACAATTGAAACTTACTTATCAAGGTCTAACCGTAATTATTATACTATTCAATTTGAAGTTGATAAGTTAATTAGTGAGGAGGAATGTACTGCGGTTAAAATTGATTATATACCTGAGTCAATTAAAGAGGACATTAAGGCAGCTAATAGTAAAGAAGTACAAGTAGCTAATGCTGTAATTCAAACTAAAGAGTGCTTACGATCTAATAATATAAATCCATCTGGTAATTGGGTTGTACCACAATCTAATATTGAGAACCTACCGAATAGGGCAAGTGGAGATGCTGCAGTAACTGAATATAAGGTAGATAGACAAATAAAATGTTCAAATATAACTGTTAATCCAGGAACCCTATTAATAGTAGAATATGTAAATTCTAAGGGTGTGAGAACTGGTTATATGCCAAAGGCTAGTGATGTTGAGTTAATTACTGACCTATATCGCAATAATCCTCGTATTGAGTTTAGTCGTGATGGCGGGCAAGATGCTACTACTGTTCTTTCTATAGCTGCCACAGGTTTAAGTATAATAGGCGGTGCAGCAGCTGTAATACAAGGTATAGCTGCTGTAACAGCTGCTTCTACAGTTGGTGCAACAGCTGCTGCAGCAGGAGGTATTGCGTTAGGAGTAGTAGGTGTGGGTGCAGGGGCAGTTGAGTTATTTGGTGCAGGTCAAGATCTACTATCAGGTAGAGAAATAACCTGGGGTGATAGGACCTCTCAGGCCATTAGTGGAGTTCTAGGTGCTGCATCAGGTGGATTTGCTCTTATAAGAAAAGCAGGATGGTTTGGTAAGGCAGCCGCCCCTGTTACACCACAAGCAGTCGCGCCAGTTGCATCACAGCCAGTAATTGTATCAACGGCTATTAGAGATAAGGCTATTAAAATTTTACAAGCAGTAGGTTCTACACCATCCATAGTCGTAGATAAAGTAAAACAACTATATAAGCCACCATATACAAATGAAAACGTAATAGCAGTATTACAAGATCTCAAGTTGCCATATGATTCTGATGTAGTTCAATATATTAGGTATTTATTAACTTTATGATTAAAAGCTCTCTAAGAAAAGCCTCTGCTATTATTACTGTTTTATTTAACGATGATGGTAAGCCCCGTAGTATTACTGGTAACTGGATATATAATACTGACCTAATAGTAGGTGACACAGTTATATCCACTGCATTAATTGAATCTATAATATCACAAGGAAGTGTTATATATACTAGAGTAGAAAAGCTATTTCCTTCTCCAATACCACTATCATTAGCTGCTCCATATGATAATGTAGATGATGCTCTTAATGCTATTAAAGATGTATTAGCGCTGGGTAAGGTGGCTCTCGTAACAGTACAACGTAATGATAATACAGCTGAATATACTGAGGTAATTGATGTAGAGGGAGTTAGGTTATCGAGATTACGTATAGTACTTGAGTCAGCTATAGGTGATACATCATATACAGTTAATGAAATATTAAAGGTAGAAGAAGGTGGAAGAAGTAAGTGGGGGCCTAGTATTGTATCCCTTAGTAGTTTCTTGCTTAATGAGGGACCTTATACAGTTGATGCAGCTAATCAGGTTGTTGTAGTTGAGGCTATGATAGTAGGTAGAGATGTTATCTTACTTAATGAAGGTATGAGAGTACGTTCTATTCGTATAGATTCTATATTATCAATTACAGCAGGTAGTAAGAAATGGCTTAACCCTATCACTACTAGCGTAACTAAGGCTGCTGAGGTTATTAATATTACACAACCTATATTGCCATCCTTACTTCCATATGGAATACCAGATGCTAATTACTATACTGTTATACTACTTGATAATACTAAATTAGAAGGAAAGCTACTACGTGAGGCAAGTAAGTATTTACTATATAGTAGTTATGTTACATATGTAATTAGTCAAGAAGATATTAAACTTATTCTAGCCCATAAGGACAATAAGGTTATACAGCTGAGTAATATTATTAATAAGACACTATCAGATAAGGTATTACCTATACAGCAGGGGGCAGGTAAGATATTTACTGATAAGGGTAGTATTCAGTTCTTATGGTTATATCGTCAGGGCCTATATCTATATGTTGTTAATGCGGTATCAGTATTTATAGTACCAGTCACTTGTGTCATTTCAATTCAATATGTATAGCAAATTAATAGAGAGACAGCGCCGCCTTAACCCATCTAGACCTAAACTACCTATACCAGGTGAGTTCTCATATAAGTCTATTGACTTAATTCATAAGGAAGTAAAGACTCAGAATTATAATTTTACTGGTTGTCACTATCTAGGTGCAGAACTATGGTTAGAGGATAATAGACCTTTCCTCATTGGTGCAGCAGAGTTTATGCGTATTACAAACAATCAGTGGGAGGATAGGCGCTATTTATACTTACCATTAAGTAGATGTCAGGACTTACTACCATTTATTAGAGTAGGTAATGTATATTTATCACATAGATACCCTACTGCAGATGATTTAATTATACGTTCTACCGATAGTTACCCAGTTGTGTATAACGCCTCAGCTAGAGGTAGTAATATACTTCTACCTGGATTTCAGTACACAGGTGTAGTAGTGCAGAACATTAATAGTACTCTATATAAATACATAGATGTTGTAGGTGACTATAGTGAACCAGGTTCCACTTACCTATCACCCTTAAGACCAGTAGGACTAGATAACCCACTAGGTGATATTAACTTTAATTATCTAATTGAGAATATAGCAGAAATAGGTAGTTATCCGAAGCGGTTAGAGCGCGGATGGATAGGTGAATACACGGGTTACATCGTAATTGATATATTAGGTAAGAAGTGGTATCAATATAGAGATAATAATAGATATTTCCTACTAGATAGTCCACCTGACCCTAATTCTCGTTCTTACTACTATTACTGGAATAGACTAGATAATCCTAGTATAGCTATTACTGCACGTACTATAGATTATGTACAATACCTTCAAACAGGCGAGGCCTCACTTAACCTAACATGAGTTTCACTAACGAATACTATACTGGAATCATTAACTATACGACAAGTAATCTAGTAGCCTTACTTATTAATAGACCAGAGCTAGGACTAAGTAATTCACCTACTCTTCCTCAACTAGAGGCGCGGCTTAACTTAAATATGACTACTGCAGTTACATGGGAGTTAAATCAAGCTACCTATTCTCGTGCTATAGTTACTAATCCAATTATTAACTTACCTACATCTAATGTTCTAACTGCGGAACTAACTGCTAGTGTCTCATTCAATGGCACTATTGGTCCATTTACTCACATAGTATTTACGCGAGGAGCTAACGTAGCAGGAGCAAATCCCGCTAATGGTAATAATAAAGGGTCTAATCAAGGTACTATTGTGTGGATAGAAGCAGTGTTATCTGCACCTCTTACTGTTACAGCACCTGCTACCTATACATATACTTTAACAATGCCGATCCAATAATGCAAACTCTATCTAGTCTTTTAGCAAGGCGCGCCCCTATTCTACTAACTATACCTAACCTGGATAGTATTCTAGACCTTAGATCAATATCAGCATTAATTAGCACTACTAGACCTGTCATTCTATTAACCCTTGATAATCCATATATAGTATTTGATGATGGAGATATAGAAATAACGGCCCCTTGCCCATATATAGTTAGAGATTACATGGGTAATACTATCCATGTAGGTAAGGATTGGGGGTTTGGTCTTAATAATACGGATAGAGCTTTATTAGCCTCAGTAGTACCTAATTCTATTGAGCCATTTCATATTGAATATGAATACAATAATAATCCTCGTAGTATTCTAGTTTTATTTTACTCTGCTAATCGGGCTATACCGAGCGTAGAAGCCGCGCCTAAGTTAATAAATATAGTACCTACTATACTTATTAATTCAAGTCAACCATTTGAACTATCTTATTTAGAGAGTGCACCTAACCTAGCATTATCAAGTATAGAAGACCATCCACGTGCAGTTAACTATGTATATGATGAAATCTACTCTAGTGTATTATTATATCCAAGTACATCTATATATCTAGAAATAAACCGCCCTGCTACCTGCAGTAGTCCGCGTTGGTTAGTACAGGGTTCTATATACTACGTAGCAGTTGATGGTCCTACTAATGCTCTATTAACTATATCTCCTAACCTTAATATTAATGCTTATAAGAACGCGCCCTTAACATTGGAGGTGAATCTTGGTTAAGAAGAATACATTTGATATAAATAACTTATTTGCAGATATAGCCAATAAGGGATTAATGGGGGTATCTAAGGCGGCCCCTGCTGGTGTAGTTGAATTTGCTGAGGAATATCTTCTTAATGGAGAAGAGAAACTATACACTACACAGCGTGCATGGTTGAAGTCATTCTATAATGAACCTCTCAATAGTGATGAGCGTAGTGTCATGCAACGTTGGGCCTCTGAAAATCGTACAACATGGGTTGAGGGTAGAAGATACTCATCTATGGCTCTAGAGATAGGAAGAGGTGGTTCTAAATCCACTATGGGTTCTATATGTGCTCTATATGAATTTTATAAACTTATATCATTAGATAACCCATCTAAACACTACAAGCTCTTTACTAATTCACCTATTGCTATATTTGTTATAGCGCGCTCTATGGATCAAGTAAAGAATACTCTATTTGGTGCAATTAAGGGTTATGCAGAGAATAGTCAATACTTTAAATCACTAGCTGATGCAGGTATTATATCTATTCAGGAGATGAGTATTAAGTGTAGATCTAAAAATATAGCTATATTTCCTCAACATACTAACTCACCTTCCTTAGTAGGTTATAACCTTAAATTATTAATATTAGATGAGGCCGCCCGCTTTGGTTATGATGACACAGGATACTCACTTGGTGACCTAATATGGGATAACGTTGGTGCTGGTACTAAACGCTTTGGTAATGAGGGCAGGAAGATAGCTATATCATCTGCATGGGAACCAGGTGATTTTATTGAAAACCTATATTCATTATCTCAGAGGGATCAAAGATTACTAGGAGGCCGCTTCCGTACCTGGGATATGAATCTTAATCCAGAAGTGGGCGAGAGTGTACTTAAATCAGATACTGATTATATTAAGAATCCAATTAAGGCCTCTCTTGAATATGAGGGTATGCGTTTTAATAAACAAGATGCTTATTTGACAAGTCATAGTATTCAATTAGCTATGAGGGGTTATAGTGTTGTAGATGCAAGACCAGAGGTATTAAATATATCTAATGCCGAAGGTGATACTAGACACTACGTAGGAGTTAATATATCTAGAATAGAACAACTATATAAGGGATATAGTTATGTACATACTGATTATGGTATTAAGAAAGACTCAGCAGCTACAGCTATTGTACGCGCTGAAGTAATAGAAGGTGTACCTAGTGTTATTGTAGATAGTATATTAGTATGGAAACCTTACATTGATAAGGATGAACATAATCAGGCAATTTCTCGTGTTGTTTCTTTCATAGATGTAGAAGAAAAGTTAATTCAATTATGTAAGTTAAGAAGAGTATCCCTATGCTCTTTTGATACATATCAGAGTCAAAGTACAATACAACGACTCCATATGCTAGATATACGCACTAAAGAAATGGGTGTATCTAATGCCCTACAGTTAAGATACTATGCCCTAACTAAGAATCTGCTAGATAGCGGTCGTTTAATATTACCGAAAGACTCCTCATGGTCTCCTACTCTACAGCAAGAATTATCTCAACTGATACAGAGGTCTAATGGTAGAATAGACCATCCACGTAATGGATCGAAGGATATAGCAGATGCCGTAGTTAACGCTGTATTTAACTGTGTAAACTCCAATGCTTATATACTAGATAGTAAAGGAAATCCCTTATCTAGTAGTGTTAAGGTAATAGAAGGTGGAACTCTACAACGTAATAAAGATAAATTAACTGGCCTACGTAAGCTCACAAATAACCGTTCCGCCGTGAATAAACTGAGAAATACAAATACCGGGATGTAGCGCAGAGGTAGCGCGCCTGCTTTGGGAGCAGGATGTCGCAGGTTCAATTCCTGCCATCCCGATCCTACCACTAATGATAAGGCTATATATATGGTTTGCAAGGTATTAGTGTAAAACCCTATGCGCGCAATTAGACAAGACCTAGTTGAAAACCTTGCTATAGAAAAAGGTTCTCTATGGGATCAGATGACTATACTAATTAAAGGTGATTATACATCTTTAAGTTGTAGAGGACAAATAAGGGATGAAGAAGATGGAGAGTTATATGCTAACTTTCAATTTGAACCACTTATAACGGTTATTAGAGATGGGGAAGTTTATACTAGAGTTCGACCCTATCTAGGAGCTACGAGAACTAAGTCATTACCCACGACTAAACCTCGGCAGTTCTTGAAGTATGATATTGAGTTATTTGATGCTCTTAACCTAGATATTGTATATAGGTTAGCGTTAGGTGACGTAGAAGTAAGCCTAAACATAACTCTCCCATGATTACACTTATTATTGACGACTATAATCAAGAGGTGGTAGTTACGCCACCTTCTGATCTAACATACATACTACCTGCTGATCCTTATGTATATATACAAGGTCCACCCGGTTCTCAAGGTGAGCCGGGTGTAGAAGGTCCTCCTGGCCCTGCTGGTGAAGTAGGACCTCAAGGTGAACCGGGGCCTGCTGGGGAGCAAGGAATACCTGGTTTTCAGGGTGAGCCTGGTGTAGAAGGTCCTGTTGGTGAGATAGGACCTCAAGGCCCAGCAGGACCTGCTGGTGAGGTAGGTCCGCAACTCATAAGTGGGCGCTGACTGCCAACTTGCTTCTCGCGCATCCTTTTAAAAATCGTCCACCTTTAGTAACGGATGTATAATGATTTATCTATATTATAATTTTAAGTTAGCTACTAATGCTACAGATAGCTGGAAGTATTATATTAAAGTATTACCACCTAAAACGACTAATACTATACCTGCTCTATCTGATAGGTTATATTTACAAAATGGACACCTACGCCTATGGGTAGAGCCATCTAAGGTAGGAGCAGACTTTCCTATTTGGGATACGTATAATAACTACCCTACCTTGCGTTTAGATAATGCGTATAAAGTTGACTTATATAGGTGGAAAGAAGCAATTAATATACCAGGTAAACGTACGTCTAGAAAGGCAGATGATGAACTTATAACTACATATTACTGGGTAGTACTTCCAATCTTTCCACAGGTAAGTAGTATCACCTTACCTGTTGTAGAAGGTGTAGTTGACTTAAAAGCTCATCCTACTGTATTTGATATAAATAAGGTAACTGCTGATCAAGTTGATATACAATACACTTTTGTAGATAATGCTATGGCTACACCTAATAAGTCATATCGTCACCGTATCCTAGTTAATGAAGAGATAAGTGAGGTAAGTATTGAGTATAATCAGCCTACCCTACCTATACAACTGTGCTTACCTTACTAGAGCAATTAAGTCAAGATAGAGCCGCGCCTAGAGCTACAGAAGGGCGCGAACGTTCATTTGGGTTCTATAGTATAGAGTCACTAGAGAAGACTGTATCTAACCTAGATAATCCTCTTGTCACTCAGTTCTCATTTGATGATATTCAGGTAGAGAGCAATATATATGGTGAGGCTGATGTTCTAGAACAATATAATGTTCCAGTCTTAACTGACTATACCATTAATAAAGATAAATATAATATTCTTAGAGAGTCAGGTCTAAACGTATCCCCCTATATGGCCGAGAAGAGTCCTGATAATATAAGATTACTTCACTCTAAATTAATATCTGGTACTAGAGAGGGGCGTGGTATTGCTAGAATTGATAGTAGTATGTTTGGTACTACTAGAGTGAAAGGAGATAGTTTATCTTCTAGTAACGAGTCTGTTGATATATACTATGAGAGTTCTAACCCTACATTATATAAAGAGGTTAGGCAGCATCAAGAGGCTCTTACTAGAAACGAGTTAGTAGTTGGTTTCTCAGGTGAGTACTTAAAGACAGGTAATGCTATATTTGATAGTCTATACACTGATCTTCTTAAGGCGCAAGGTGATGTAGCAATAGTAAGTGCAGGTATAAACGCACCTAATGAGAAACCTAGCTTTAGTGATATAGATGTAGCTAATGCTAGTAAACAGCAATTAATTATTAATAAGCTAATTGAAAGATCTGGTGAAGGTAAGGTAAATATATTAGCTGCTTCTGAGAGTGACCTTGCTAAGACCAAACTAGATGAACAGCTTCAACAAGCTGGTAGTATTATTGGTATTGCGAAGGGTAAAAATCCTCACTACAACATATTTTATTTAGAAGATATAGATGATAAGGGAACTGACGTAGCTTATTTTGGTACTAGACGGTTTACTCCTGGTTCACATGAGGAGTCAATGATACGTCTAACCAGTAAGGATGATGCAGAGTTTCTTGACTTCCTTAAGTTAGCAATAGCTAATGATTATAATTTTAATCCAGAAGCCGCGCTACTTGCTTATAAGGGATATACAAATACAAATCTTATAGCATCTACAAGCGGTGATGTAGTTACTCAGCTACCTAGTAATCTAGGCCCTAGTTACTTCCACTCTATAGCAAGAGATAATACTGCACGTGAGTGGAACCCATCTACGTCATTTAGTAGCTATGTAAATAGACCAGGTATAGCCACCTATAATTATCTAATGAATAATCAAGGAGCTACATCAGTACCAGGTCAAATTAAAGATTATGATGTAGCATTAATGACTCCAGGTTGGGGGTCTATTATTAATGAGTACTTCATGTCACATGGCATGGGTAGAATATATAAGAGTGAACTAGGGGCGCTGCCATCTGCAACTGGATTAATAGGTGCATTATTAGATCGTACGTTAACTTATTATGGTGGTTTTCTGGAACATGATCCATATAGGGTAAAACCTATAAATCAAGAACCTAAACCAGGTATGTATGAGTCGGCACTTAGTAATATAACCTCATTTGCTATTACTACTGGTATTGCATTAACCACTTACTTCTCTATAGGGATACCAGCTTCCTTTATTACTTCTGAACTAACACGATTAGGTTTAGAAGAACAACTGAATAATGCTCTAAGTGCTACTGATAAGAGAACTAGATTAGCATCTTCAGTATTATCACTAGGATACGGCGACCCAGATAATCTAGATAACTATATAACTACATGGAAGCAGAAACATAATATTTCAACTAGCTTCTTACAGGGTTACTATGAAGAGCACTTTAGCTTACCTTTCATCAATAACCTCCTGTATAGAGAAAGAGGAGGTATATTCTTTGATAAGGTAACGCAGCCGTTCTTACTTGGAGTAGTAGATCCATATGAACCATCATCGGAGCTATCAATTAAATATAGAGATTCAATAGATAGTTTATCTAGAACTATTCGCTCTCCTATTGGATTAATGGAAGTAAGAGAGGAAGGAGTATTAAAACGGCTAATACCAACTAATGTAGGTTTTAATAGACAGAAGGAAATAGCTAAGTTAGTTGATGAAGTAGGTTCATATGTGCCTATTAATATCTTTTGTTGGGGTTGGGGTAATGGTAAAGCTAGGGCACGTGACTTTATATCAGTAGCTGAAGTATTCTCATTTACTGATATTGTTAATACATTTAATCAGGTAGTAGGGGCTAGTAGTCGTAGTGCAATGAGCTTATCTGCTGCATCAGAAGTAACTGTAGGTGGTATGTCAGGTTTAGTACAGAGAGCAGGTAATATAATTAGTGCTGTAACTCGTGCTACATGGACAAGAATACGCACGGGTAATAACCTATCATTCATACTAGGTGATAGTGAAGTTAACATAGCAAGTGAACGCCTACGCCTTAAGAAGTTAGAGAATCAGATGTTAGCGGAGGGCTTACTATATTGGGATCCATCTGATGGTGGTAGTCGAATGATAGGTAATATATCTGGTAATGCAGAGGAGATGGCTAGGAAGCAGGACCTAACGCGTCGCTTTATTAATCAGTTAGTTGTGTATAATGAAGCAATTGAGGGTACAACTGGTTATAGAGAGGCGGTGCAACGTGCGACAGAATATACAGCATCGCAAGCTAATCTATTTAATCAACTAGCTGCACGTAATTCTAGATTTCTTAGTAATTGGTTTCATCGTAGTAAGAGTTCAATTGGAACTACATTTTTTGTAGCACTTAACGTTCATGCAGGACTTACTAGCATACTAGATGCTAGTGGCCCCAGCCTTATTCGTACTATTGGAATGCAGCTGAGGAATGATGTAGATGATCCTCGATTCAATACACGTAATGTACTGTTAGAAGGTAGTCTAGCCACTGCAGGTTACGTAGCATTTTCATTTGCAGCGGGGTATGCTGCTTCACATCTATTTGGTTCTCTTACTTATGAACGATATAGAGTAGATACTAATATGATAGCTGCGGGTAAGATGGCATCTCTAACTCCTGAAGCAGCTAACCTTATGAATAGAGGTGTGCTTAGGGTCAGAGGTAAACAGTTATTTGCAGCATCAGCTGTTACGTTTGCCTTATTAAGTTTACCACGGTTAATAACTACTGTAGGTAATACAGTATTTAACGCTCTTAATAGGTTAACTGGTACAGAGGGGCACGTATTAACTGAAAACTATGGGTTTGTAGCATCTCTAGAACAATATCGTCAGAGTGTATTAGAAAGAGTACAAACTGGTCAGCTACCAGAGGATGTAACAGATAGATCATTAGAGGTATGGGCGGCCTTCAGTGCAGGACAATTAGTATCACCTATGTCTATCTATCGTAATATTAATACCTCTGGTTCAGTTAAAGTATATGCTTCTCAAGCACCTCTTAATTGGTTACAGTTCTTTGCAGCAGAGACTATTCAGAAGAAGACTGCTAGTCAGAAGGGAGTAGTTAGTTACTCTGTAGGGATACAGGCCGCGCCTGTACTTGGCTTTTCTATATCACTTGGGTTACCTATTTCATATGACCTAGATAGAAATACTATTGTCTATAATCAGGAAAATAATAATATTATTAATTCTCTTAGAGCTCTAGGAGATATAGGTAACGCGTCTATTCTTGCATTTGGAACTATAGCTGGTTTTATGAACCTAGCTCCTTATGCTATGCGTTTAATTAAGAGAGATAGTTCATATATTGACTCAGGTGCTAAATCAGTTACTAATGAGCTTGTTACTATAGCACGTACAATTGACACCATAGGGGGTAACTTAGGTTCTATACCAGTGGCTGGTGCTCGTATATTTAAAGCTACATTTTATGATACTCATCTATCTGTACTTAAGGCCACAACTAGAATAGTGCGAGCTAGGAGATCTAAAATGGACTTTGCAGAGGTTCTACTAGGGGGTGCTGGTATAGCGTTAGTTGGTATCCTTACTAATCAGATTAAGTATCTATTTGATCCTACGGAACAGTTTAGTTATACTCCTATTGATATAGCTTTAGCACTTGGAGGTGGTATAGCAGGGGCTGTGCTATACACTAGCTTATTACCTCCTGCATGGAAAGAGAGTGTAGATAAAATAGGTGGTCGTATTATAAAAAGTTTCTCTACTAAGGAATTATCTATAGCAAAGGGGGCCTTTAGTCGTATAAGATTACCACGTTATCCCTTCTTAATAGCAGGTCTAAGCGCCTTAGCTATGACTACTACTGGTTGGGGTATAAGTGAAGGTATGGACGCTGACCCATTACAGAGACTAGGGACAATTGGATTATATACTCTAGCTGTAGGTGGGGCGGCCGTTGCACTAGGTGATATAGGATTAGACCCTATTAGCACTGTAGAGAAGTATCGCAGGATTAAGCAGCGCGGTCTTAATATGAGCGAGCATAATCCACTGAGGTTTCTACAGAAGATAAGAGAGGCTCAACTAGAGGGTGATATAAGATCTGACTTTAAATCTCTATCTAATTACACACGTGAGTATCTTAATAATCGTTCTCAATACCATAGCTTCCAGTTACTAAGAGATAATCTAGCAGATGAGAATAATCTAAAGGCCTTCAATGAAGCTATAAATGAGTTTAACTTACGTAGTAATGATGTAAGTAATATATTTGACTATGCAGATGGTAAGGTAAGGTTAAATAAGACAGGTCTATCGGCGGTGCACCTGCTAGATAATAGGGATTATCTACGTTGGCGTAATGCTAGACTTGAGGGCCCGGCTGGTCGTCGATTATTCAGAGCAGCTATGAGTTATGGTGTTGTAGCTGCTGCTGCTTCAGCTGTAATGATAGGAGCAGGCTGGTTATTTGGTGCAGGTGATGATAACGCTGCAGTTGATAGATTCTATGGAGCTATAGATGGTACTCCATTTCAGTTCATATCTGATACCTTCCGTTTATTAACTGGTAAGGATGTTAATGTAGCTACTAACTCCATTGAACCTATGTTAGTTCAGATGGACGGCACTATAAAGCGACGACGCGGCGTTAGACTTATAGCTCCTATGGATCAGCAAGTTAATTCCATAACCCGTGCTATAGGTGACTTATCTAATGCTATGGTATTCAATGCTACTAACCCATTTTTATCTGTTCTTATATTTGGTACAAGTATCAGAGAGGGGGAAATGGGTACTAGATTCTCAGGTTATATTCAGTTTCAAAGTGCTAACCAGGATTTTAATGCTGCTATATACTCAACTAATTTTTCATTCTTATATAGATTAGCGGGTAGAGGTAGAATAGCCGCCGCATGGTCAAGAGTTAATAGACAAGGACGTATTAATGATGCCACATATCGTAATATAACTGATGATCAACGCCGCTTCCTAGCATTATCTATAGTAAGTCTAGCTAATCAGTTAGAACCATTATCTGATAAAAACAGAAGACGTATATCTACTCCTGTATCTAAAAAGGCATTGGCTCTCTATCGTTCAGATTCATTAATGAATATAGCTCTATCTGAAAGATTAAAGGATATACGACGATTTTCCTATAGATCCCTAGAGTCACTAATGATGGAGAATACTGACCTGAGTAATCCTCAGAATATAGGATTAAAGGATGGCGGTACATCTCCCTTAGCTCTATTATTTCCTAATCTTTCTAAAACAGATCGTACATTAATAGAGAATGGTAACTTCTCATCTTTATCATCTTACTTAAGTAACCCTCTTAATGGCATAAAAATTGATAATACTATTCGTATAGTTAATAGTAAGGCAAGAGGTTACGTAGGTACAGCAGAAACAGGTGATTGGGTTGACGCTACAAGAGGGTCTCTTGCTCCTCCTAAGTTAGCTAATCCACTATCAGATATGTATCAGACTATGTATCATTTAATGTCTAAGATACCAATTATAGGTAGTTCTAATATAGCTATTATGCTTGGTATAACTACTGCAATGATGGTAGGAGGATTATACACCTTTAATGCTATATCGGCATATACAGGTAGGGCCTCTGGTTCATCTATAGATAAGGTTGTAACTACACTACGTCACTTCTGGGATGATAGCTCTAGACCTGACTTCTATGTTGCAAATGTAGGTACAAATGCACCTACCTATGAAATTAAACGTGGGCGCTTTACTTATTCTATTAGACCTGATGGTTTAGACTTAGCTTCGTCAAATAACTTTGCTCAGGCATTAAGTAACTTCCTTAATGTTGATTTTAAAATGACAGCTAAGGATCATATGTCTAAGTTAATTAGTAACGTATATGATAATCCATTAATGAACATAGATGACTACTATGATCGTAATGCGCTTGTGAGAGATGTAAAAGCTGGTATGAAATTAGAAGTTGATACCATGCTAGATGGATTATTTAGTAAATTAAGACAAACAATTATATCTGATAATTATTCTAAGCCTGCATACCATGCTATAGGATTAGATGAAGAGTTACTTACTAATATTGAACAATCCTATAGAAAGAAGGTAGCAGAGGTTATTGAGAGTACGTTAGAACGAGAAATTGTAGGTGAGATTAAGGGAGATCGTATAGCTCGCCGCTTTGCTAACTTAGGTAGGTCAGAACAAATAAGATTAATTGCAGGGTCAGTATTAAATGAATTAACTCCTATATTTCAACAAGTGAAGGAGAAGGCCCTTATACTTGATATAGTTAGTGCAGACCCAGCTATGATTAACCAACGTGATACTGCCCTAATGAACTGGGTTAAATCACTAGGTGGTATTGTAGATATTAACAGAACTGAAAAGGCCAGATGGAGAAATATAGTACGTTGGAATGAAGGTAAGATACAGTTACCTGCTCTAAGTAAGGAGGTATCTACCTACTCATTCTTCAGTAATGTTAGAGCTACACGTTGGGATACACTAGGTACTATATGGAATGTTGCTGGTTCAGCTATGACTGTAGTTGAGTCTATAGATATAGGTGGGGCATATGTAAGACTAGGGGCCGCCCAGCGTAATGATCTATATTCTGAAGCTGAACGTGAGATGCTAGAGGAGTATGCTGGTATGGTTACTAGACAATCTGCAACTGGTATAGCAATTGGATGGGGTGTATCACATACTATTTCTAAGCTAGGTTCAGGTGCGATGTCACTTGCTTCTAAGACAGGAACTAAGGGCGGTAAGATAGGTATATTAATAGGCCTAGCTGCATTAGCTGTTGCAGGTGCAGTATTTAGTATTAAGGCACTGCAGGGTGCAATGGATAACCCAGGTGTTAAGAATTTCCTTGATAAGAGTGATCAGTTCTTCTCTACTGTAGATAAAGGTATAGGTAATGTATTAGGTGATGTTATACCTGGATTACTTAGCTTTGGTAATAATGAGGTGAAGGGGTTTCTAACTGGTCTAATGGGTGGACTACTAATGGGGGCCACCCTACTAGGCGGGGTTAAGGCTTGGTTTGGTAAGATGGTCACATGGGGTATTCTAGGTAGAGGGGCAGTTGCAGGTGCTACTGCTATTGGTCTTACTACTATACATCCAGATGCCCATCAGGGTATAGCGCGGTTAAGTGGCTCTTACCTTGATTATGTATCTAAGATGGTTGGTGTAGGTGACTTCCTAGTAACACCTATGGATAGACTACTACAGCGCTATAAGACAGGTCCAGATGGGTTTCAGTTAGCTCTACCTAATCGTTCATTCCAGGCTAATGCTGAGATGTGGTATGAGGCATCTAATGATCCATCTGGTTCCTCAACTGCATCTATATTAATTAGTCCATTAGTAGATGGAGGTGGAACTGGAAGAGAACCTAAGCGTGTTATTGATAATCTAGATGCCTTAACTACCAGAGAAATAAAGAGAAGAAGCCGCGACTTCAACTCAGATGTATTTGGACTTAGTAACTGGCTTAAGGCCGTACGTGGTTCTAATAATTGGAGTAAGTATAAGACCTTTGCTTATGATAAGATAACTGGTAAGTATATAAGTAACATTAAGGCTATACGTAATCAGGAGCAGGTAGTAGTATTAGCATTACCTGATACAGCCGCCCTAGCTCGTGCAGTTAGTCAGGTAGCGAGAGTACCTAGACCTATGGAGGCACAGAAGGTAGCTATTGTACCTAAGCAGCAGTTTAATCCGGCACTACATGAACAAGTAGTTAATAATGCACGTCAACTTGGTTCTCTAACTCTCATAAGTAAGGTTACTAAGTCAAGTGCAAATAAAGAAGCAGCTGTAATCACAACTGCTCCTGATACTGATAATGCTATGTGGGCCACCCTCCTACATGATAAGGTTAGTGTTAAGGAACTAGCACAACGCGGCTATAGCCTAGTAACCTAGTATGTCATCTAGGTTGTCCTTATCAATTAGCAGGTCACTGGCCACCTCTACTTCAGCTTCTCTCTTAGTTGGTGCAAATACATAACCATGCTTCAAACAGCACTGCATAGTGGCATATCCCTTGCTGGCTCCCTTCAATACATCAGGTCGATAGCACCTACTAGATTGGTAGTGCTTCCAACCACTACCTTCATCCACCTCTAGATAGCTATTCTGGTAGTTACCACTTGCTATGTTCCAACGTATTCTCACGGCCTTAAACTCCCTACTATATTCTTCATTGAGCTAATTCTTCGCCATATTTTCGTAGCAGTCATGGGTTCTAACTTATTAACCTCCTCAATTACTATCTTCATCCTGTCCTCAAACTCACGCTGGAGGTGAAGTGACTCTAGTAGGTTCTGTGCTGCTATAATTAACTGTCGCCGCTCCTTTATGTATTCTAGTTTCTCTCTTTCCTTAATTGTCTTAGCACGATAGAAGTCCTCATCATCTCGCTGCTCTATTAGCTTCATACCAAGAATTAGTTCTTCTAGTAGTTCCTGCATCCTTGCCTGAGTATCAAATATGCTGTTGTGTTCGAAGCCACTACGCTCAGTGATTGGCAATGATGAATATTGCTTATGCCAACTACGTATCTCAGCAGTAGTAACAATACAACCTTGCTCACCCAGAACCTTAGCAATTTCCTTATACTCTAATCCATTTTCTATTAACTGAATAACTAATCGAGACATACCAAACTTATCTATAGTATGTATTTTCTCAAGGCTGAAGTTATCTAAGGGTTTAGATATAACTGGGTCATTGAGCATCTTCTCAATTAATAAAAACCTTTCTAGTAGATCTGCATATGGTTCTAGACCATATAGTTCAGCTTCATGAAGTGCATCACTGAAGTCTGATCTCCACTCACTTACTAGATGTAGTAGATTATTATAGTTCAACCTTTTCTCCTAGTTTGTCTGAAACTTGAATGTCAATTAGTGGAATAGCTGGAATGAGATCAGGACTACTCAATATGCTGAGAAGGTGGACAATGAATGTGTCAAACTTACCTTTAACTGTACTGATATGTGGAGCGTTAATACTAGGTATAGTTATACCCTTACTTAAGAAGTAATCTGCAGCTGTATATACTGAACCATCTTCATTAAACTGAGGTAGGCCGCCGCCCTTAGTTATCTCTTCATCCATCTGAGCTCGAAGATCGATTAGTGGTACAATAGGAATAAGGTCAGGATGCACTAATATATTAAGTAAGTAAATAATGAAGGTATCGAACCTACGCTTAACAGTGGATGAGTCCTTAAGTAACCCATCTGCAATTGAATTACGACTACGGGTAGTACCCCAGAAGTACCAAGAATCTGAATACACACTGGGGTCAACTCGTTTAATTAGATAGAGGGCTTCCTTAACCATCTCGTATGGAAAGGTTGCTTGATAACACTCACTCTTAAAGTCCTCCCTCATCATAAACTTCTTGCGTAAGTATTGCTTGGCTTCATCAATAAATCTATTAGGGCGTGGCATATGTCATCCGTAGGCTTTACACCTCTAATATATTATTTGAATCCTAAGTTGTCAACCTGTACATCTCTAACAGATCACTTTCATTACTTGGATGACATATATCAATGTACGCGCAGGCCTTACCAAAGCAGTTTAAACAAGGTGAGTAACTATCCTCTGGTGTATGTCCTATGAATATATTTGCTTTAATGGCATCGTGTATCTTAAAGAAGTTATTCAAGGTGCTATTCATTAACTTAGTGTCTAGGGGTACGAGTACTAGATTACCTGCCCTAATGTTATATATACCAATGTACTTAACATCCTCTCCAGTTAGACACTTATAAGCATATACGTAAGTGTATAGCTGTACGTTATATCGCACTTGTTCTTCAGTATATGCTGTCTTACTAGACTTATAATCTATGATAGCTAGTCCATCACTAACTTCAGCTACAAGATCAATGAAGCCATGTATTAGTTTATCTCCATTAGGTATGTTAACTAAATTATTAACTACACCTGTATATGGATCGTATTGACTAAATGGTAACTCTACGTGTCTTACCTTCTTAATGTTATTAATATTTACAAATGAGTCAGCTATATATACTGCTTCACTATACGCACTAATTACATCAACGTCATCAAGGTTAGGATTAATTGAATATCGAATTAAGTAATTAATGTGAGCCCGACGATTATCTCCATCTATCCCTTTCTCAGCAGACTTCCATGCAGTAGTTGATTGATAGCTAGTACTAACGCCGCCATCCTTCTTTCTTATAGCATCCTTACCTTTATAATTAATATCTGCTCGTTTATGCAGGTTACATACATCATTAGCTAGACTGTATAATTCATTTAGTAATTCATCAACTAGGTTATACGCTGTATTAATTGGTATAACCCCTGTACTTCTAAATGTATCCTCTGCTGTCTTATATAAACATAACTTAAGTGTTTCTAATCCAGTACCATCAGGTGAATAGTATAACTCAAGTGCATCGTGTAATAAGTTACCTAATAAGGTAGATGTACTCATCTTAAACTTATTAATCTTATCTATGTATTTATGATAGTATTCAAGGCCACAACGTTTATAAGTCTTAAGGGCAGATACACTATAATAATCAGGTTTATCTAAGACAGCAGTAGTAGTTAGAATATTCATTTAAGTATAGATAAGTTGCACTTCTATTCTAACATACCGTAGTGTGCTAATAGTAGAGCTTCAGCCATTCCATCACTTGGTTTATTACTTCGCTTAGTAGGAATTAACGATACATCTGGATAAAGATACATAGCTAAACCCACCGAACGTTGCTTAGTTTCCTTACTATACTTCCAGGCGCTAGTATCAGCACAAGGTACATCCTTATATATGCCTTGCCATGTCTTAGCATCTACAATTTCATATGGTATGCGGAGAGATATTAATATACCTATTAGGACACCAAATGAGTACATTGTCTTAGCACTAGCGGCAAGGTTCTGAGCTACTATTACTATCTGACGTTCAATGATAACTCTATTAGGCCGCGCCTTCTCTAGGTAATCTCTTACACCTTCGTAATCTACTTCACCTCCCCATAGTGGCATAGGTGATAGATTAACAACACCTCTATCATTAATTAGACATAACCCACCCTTGAGGCCTGGATCAATGCCAACTATTGAAACCATCTGTACCTTCCTGATCAATACTGTTCGTGAATACTATCCTAATCTATCTGATGAAGAGTGTTTGCAAGAAGCTTGGTCAATCATTGAACTTAAATTTCCTATCTGCTATGGCGACAAAAAAAAGATTTAATCTAAAGGCAAAGCATAAGAACCCAAAGGGAGGACTTAATGCTGCTGGTCGTAGAGCATATAATCGTGCTACTGGTAGCAACCTGAAAGCTCCGCAGCCCCAGGGTGGTAAACGACGTGATAGCTTCTGTGCCCGTATGAAAGGTATGAAGAAGAAACTCACCAGCGCTAAGACTGCCCGTGATCCTAATTCTCGCATTAATAAGGCTCTTAGGATATGGAACTGTTCCTTACGTTCTAAGAAAGGAAATGTTACTGCTGAGGCTAGAGCAAAGCATGGTACTATAGGTGATCGCTATCCTATCTTTGATAAGCGTTCTGCTATATCTGCTGTGAAGCTGAGAGGGCATGGTAACCTATCAGCAGCAGAACGTGCTAAGGTACTTCGCCGTGCTGCACAGTATGCACCAGCGGCAGTAGCAAAGGCACGCTTAGTTGATAAAAAGTATGGAGTATCTATGGTAGCTAAACCTAAGAAGTATAGCATGGCGAGAAAAAAGTAGGGGTGAACGCAGCTGGTAATTATACCCACCCCGGTATGCGTAAGTCTCTTTACCTTGAAATGTCGGCTTGAAGGCTCTCGGTTTTACCGATGAGATGAAAAGCCGACCAATATAAAAGAGCGAAGCACGATTGATACTTAGGGGAGGGAAGTCTAATTAAATTTATTTCATACCCTGAACGGTTTGCACAGTGATATGGTATAATGATAACATAACACATTGAGAGGTCGGGTCAATGCGAGTCATAGAGTTTAAGGTTAAAGC